TAAAACTGAAGAATCTAATCCAACAGCACCTGTTTTTCCTTCGTTAAACTTGTAATAAACACCTAAATCAACAGGGTTACTTATTTTGTCATACTTTATGTCATCTGTATTGGTACCACCGCCTACTTGTTCTTTCCAAAACCGCCCAATTTGTTGGGCGGTTCTTTCTGTTTTCCAATATCTGAACTCGTCAAAAGAAGACGAAACAACATTTCCCCAGCCTTCACCTGCATATTGTGTAGAACTGCGTTCATCCGGCTGACACAAAGCGCCGAGGGCTGCGCGCATAGGGCCCGATACTGCGTTAATAGTAGATGCAACTGATTTTTGAGATTGGCGGCCGCCGTCTATATATAAACTAGAAATAGTCTCACTATCTCTTGACTTGGCAGTAAATGCATAATGGTGCCACAAGCCATCAGCGACTAAGGTCGATGAGCCAACATTGTGAGTAAACAAAAGCTGTACAGAACCGGATAATATCTCAAAAGAAATATCACCAGCATGGCCTTGACCATAGGTGCTTATTCTTAATTGTTGTCCATACGCTTCTCCGGTAGAGCCAGACTTTGCTAGATGAAATATGTTTTCAATTTTTGTGGTGTCAGTTGATACCCAGCCATCTTTTTTCATCCAAAATTCAACTGTCAGGCCTTTATCTAAATCAAGTTCTAGGTTGTTAGTGTGTTGACTAGCAGTATTGAAGATGTTTGCTTTGGAGATATGATCTGAACTGGGGCCAGCAGTAATTTCTTTCTTATAATTTCCGCTAGAATCAGCGTTTGGACCCCCTTTAAACAAAATGTACTGTGGTGCGCTAGAGCTATAAATGTTATTGCTATTAGTACTAGTATATGTGTGAGATGAGCTGTTGAAACTTACAAAACCGTTTGTCCTTGGGTACTCATTTTCAAAAAGGTGTAGGTCGAAATAAGTGCTACTATTTTCCCATTCTATTTTTTCAGCTAATGATCCATCATATGGATATGTTTGATATATTCTCCTGATAGTGTCATCATAGTAAAGCTCAGCAGATCCAAATCTAGAAAAGTTAGATGCGGTGGTAAAATCGACATTTGGAAAATGTCTATCTCTTCTTTTTATGTAAGCTTCGACGTATCTTTTAGATTCTATATCTTCTCTAAGACGATCTTGAGAAGTTTCTCTAATCGAACTTATAGAATAACCTTTGTCGAAGAAGTCTTTTACACTCATGCTTTATTTTCCACTGCCCTTATTAATTATTTTCTACTCTAAATTTAAACAACTCTTGTTGCTCTCGCCATCCATTAGAAGTATAATATGCTAAACGAAGACCGTACATGTATCCAGACTCCAATAAAGACATATCAAAGTCAAAATAACTACCAGAATTGTCATAAGACAAGTAGGTGTGGTAAAGGTTGCTGCCGGTAGAGTGGGCAAGCATTGTTTGTCCATCTACTAGTCTAATTACCTCGTATGACGCACTTGGAATAGTCACTTGTTCTATGTCTTTTGAAGCAACTGTGTATATGTTGTAGTCGTAATTTCTTGGTCTAGCGTAAACTCTGAACCTGGCGGTCTCTTTATTACTATAGGATGGTCTTAGATTGGTGATTTTTGTAGTGTACTCTTGATAATCGTTAGACAGTGTACCAGCATGTGTTTTAACAGTCAAAGAACCGGTTTTGTATTGTGTAGAAGGCGTAGCTGTTTTATACCACACGTCATGAACAATAGAAGAAGTAGTATCTAGATGCACCTGCACCTTATAAACACCGGTGGAATCTTCTGTTGCTGTATATAGACCTATATGATTTGATTCGCTTTTTGGAGCGTCGGATTCGCTAGGATAAATCTTTACCGACAAAGATCCGCTAGTATAGTGAGGAATATTTTTTAATTGACCTCTGACATAATTGTAGAAATACAAATTGTACAGATTGTCCGGACCGTCCAAAAGGGAGGAGCTAGCATAGAAATTGTTTCTGTCGTCAAGAGTCCTTGAATCCCAGCGTGCTTCCAAAACCGGCCTTTTAAAAAAGAACTCGCTAGATCTTGAGAAAAACCTCTTGGTATAAAATGATTTTTTTGAACCTTCAAGATTCAACAAAACACTACCATCTGCTTCTAGCGCATGTGCTTCTTGACTAGCTGTCAAGAAAACTCCAAAACCGTCATTATATTTATCGCCAGAGATCCACTCCTCTACAAGACCTGTGACATCTAATTCTAAATCCTCAAATCCCTCTTCAAAGGCTGCAGTATATTTAAACTTATCGTTTGAACTACCAGTATGATAATCTCCTCCAACTTTTGCCCAAGTTGCAACAGGATTAGAAGCTTTATTCATCCAGTTTGAGCCTTCTATTTTATCATCAGTAACATCTGTATAATCTTCCATGTCTAAACCATATCCCTCTTGCCAAGAAGAGGAAACAGCTAAAACGTTTAGGGTATAGTTCTGTGGTAGTTGTTCTGAATGTCTTGCATTAAACATTCTTAAGTAAAATTTAACACTTCCAGAAGCAGGAATGTCACCGTCGGTTCGAGAGGTCGCGATGCTAGATGCGCCAGTCACTGGAAACTGGATTAATACCCTTGAAAGTTCTGCTGAAGATGTGGTTTCCTGGCCATAAATAGAAAAAACCTCCAAAATATCGGAGGCGCCCATGTTCGAGCCGGTACCTCGCGTACGCAAACTAAAATTAAAAGCGTTTGTTATGGTGTTATCTTTTATGGCGTAAAATCTTTTAATACTCATTATCTTATAGTCCCTCGTATGTCAATCTCAGGATATTTTAATTCGTAAACTGCATCATCAGGAGCATATAAAATTCGACCATCAGAAGAAACGTAGTCATTTAAATTAAGAGAATAGCTAGAGTATAGTCCTCCGGCGCTAGCTAATTCAATATCAACGTCAACAACATCAACAATTTCATCTAATTGATTAAGAGTGTCATATATCTTAGTAAAATAAATTGGCTGCCCTATATCAAGCTTTTCTTTAAAAATTTCTTGGACTGCATTAATGCCCGCGTTGAGCGCTTCAAACTTATCTTGATCTAAATTGACCACCGCAATAAATTTAATAATTATATTAATCACCTTGCCGTCTAGTATGTCTATAGTGTCGTTAACCATTTTGTACTGATTTAGCCAAGTTTTGATGTTGTTTTTTAATATTTGATTCGAAGTAGAAAGATTTCCATCATCGTCCTCAGAAATAACATACAGATTTAAATTTCTTTTAAATGAATCATGGTCTCTTATAAGCTTGGCTCTTTTTACTTTGCCAAATTTTCCTGGCATTCTATAGACCAGGCTAGAATAATCATCTGCTGTTACCGCACGATTTTGAGTTGCAAAAACGTCGTTAATTCTAGTTTTTAGCTCTTCTAAAGACGGGACTCCAGCATCGCCCACTATTGGCTCTTCGTTGGTAACTTCAAGACTGTCTCGGACAAAATTAACTTTACCACTATTTGTAGCACCCTCGTTAAAAGAAAATATCGGATCTGAAACGTGTTTTAAAGCTTGCGTTCCAAGATTTGAGCTTTCTGACGTGTTTGCTCTATATTTTATTGTCAAAACTGTGTTTGAGGGAGCAATTCCAAACTTTTCACTTTCTATTAATTTTGAAGGATCAAAAGATCTTTCAGTCTCATAATCTCTGCCGTGCATTTTCAACACAACGTTAGAAGGGTGCGACACATTACTTGTCTTAAGAGAAGAGTCTGATCCATAACCAAACTTAAGGAACGTTGTATCCTCTCTGACAAAAGTTGTATATCTCCTAGGCACAGCTGTCGCAACTAAAATATTTGGTGTTTGTGTTCTGGTGCTGAGATCTTTATTTGTTACAGATCTAAATACCGTATCTTGTGATAAAAAAGGAACTTCAAAATATTCATGACCTTCCGAATCTTCAACTGACAAAACTTCTGTGATGTTTGCATCTAAAATTGGTACATTTAAAAATCTTGAAAAATCTCCAACAGTGTAAGATTCTTCTTTTATTTCACCCGAAATTACTTTACCATAAGCTTTAACTGCAAAAGAATCAGGGTTTCCAGTTGCAGCATCTGTAGTAGCTACGACCACTTCATTATCTCCTCTTGAAAAGTCAACATCTTCAAGCAAAGTATAGACTTCACCAGTGCTAGTTGTAAACTTTGTATCTTTTAGCAATCTTGGTAAATAATCGCGATCAGGGGTTGCAGTAGTGTCAGATGGCACAAGAACATATAAAGTCACCAAACCAAAAGAATTTGACTTCAAATTTTGCTTATAGCCGACCTGTTCTCCAAGTCTTAAAACATTATTATATTCGATGGCAGTATCTAAAAAAGATTCGTTTGCTTGATAGTCTAAGTAAAAAGACAAGACATCTCCTACATAAGATGTCAAATCTAGCATTAGTGAACCAAAAGACGCCTCAGAAAAATCTTTAAATACTTCTGGATAGTATCTTTTTGTATATTCGACTAGGCCGGATTTAATAGAATTAAAATCTCTGTTTGTATATTTTATTATCTTTTTGTTTTTTTTAGACACTTTCAGCCACTCCCGCTCTATCAATTAAAATTGTAGAATTTAAACCAAAATTTGGAACTTGAAACTCTATTCTTATTGACAAAATGTTTTTTTCTTCAAGAACATTGCCATCACCCTCAAAATCAAACAAAATATCGTCAATCTGAACGTACGGCATGTAAGTATCAACTTGTTCGTGAATTTTTTTTGTTATCTTTGAAGTAACATCAGATCTCTGTTCAAAAAGAAAATTTCTAATGCCAACTCCAAAATCAGGAATCATTATTCTTTCTCCAGGCGATGTTAATATCAAATTTTTAAAATTCTGTCTTATTTCATCTCGAAAATTCTTAACAAGTTCAAAAGCCCCGTCAGTTTGGCTCCTAACTAGTGGTAATTTTAGTCCGATTCCATTCATTTATAGTTCTTCCTCACAATTAGGATCATCTTCTTTTGCTTTTGTAATTAAATCATGTTGTTGTTCTTCTACTGCATCTATAAGTAGTAGTGCAAGATAAATCATACCGGGGAAGGTGCTTGGAGGGCCAACAACAAATGGTGGTGGAACAATCCCGCCGCCATATGGAAGTATAGATGGAATTAATGCCAGCCAAGTTGCAGGCATTGTATAGGGTGACTGCAGCACATCTTTTAGTGTCTTTTTAGCATCCGCTAATTTACCGTTTATATCATCCTCTATTTGTTGTTTTTTCTCTTCTAGATCAGTGATTGTTTCACTAATTGTAGAGTACGACTCTATCAACTGACCTATATCATTAACACTTTTTTTAGCGTCTTCATAAGCAGATTTTTCTTCATCAGACATATTTTGTGCTATATCTTGTGGCAAGTCTCCGGCTGTAATGCTCCAACTTTCAGCAGGGCCAGTAATATTCATCTGTAACGGGCCACCTTGTGAAGCTTTCAACTCTGGTGGTTGCAGTTGTTCTAAAGCAACCGAAACTATTCCCGATTGCGATGCAATTGTGCCCTCTAATTGCACTTGAGCATTCTTTGCTTCCATTATAGCTTGGTCTGTTATCTGTTTGGCCGCATTTAAGCCTTGCTCAATAGCCATTACAACAGCTGAAGCTGCAGCGTTTGCTATGTCAACTATCAACTTGGCAATAATAATAGCAGGATCGGTGACTTCAACAAAGCCCTTAAGAATTAGTAAAGGTGTTTTCCAAATTATTTCTAATATCTGCTTTGTTAAGCTATCTTCTTTGCCTCTCGTTCCAGTCTCCATATTAAGCATCTCGTTAGAAAGAGAGTTTTTGATTTCATCAGGAGTGTACGTATAATCATTGGAATTTTCAAAAGCCTGAAGATC